CCACTCCACATTGCGACTCCAACGTGCAAGGGCTGGAACTCCCCAGAGGGAGAGGTCGTGCCAAACTGCGGAGACACAAAGAGACTGAATCACGCAACGGCATACATCGGACAAAAGAAAGATGAGTGGCATAAAGACCTCGACCATTACGTGCCGTTCGTGAAGCTCCTGGATTGGGACTATTATATCCCCTATGCGATAAAAGCAGACGTGACTATGCGATCGCAGGAAGAGCCGACAGAGGACGTAGCACTGCCCACAAAGCTCACGGAATACGTTCACTACGGAGACGACAACGACGCTGTACGCACATGGCAGAGGGTGCTTCATGGATTGTATTCAAACACGACCGGAAAGCCGTACATGCGCCCTGGACTCTTCGGACCATACGGACCCCAAACGAAAGAGGCAACACACCTCTTCCAGATAGAGCACGGGATTGTCGATCCCGAACCTGGAGAGAACGTGGGGCCACAGACGTTTGCGGTGGCGAATAGATTACTCGATATATTGCACAACTAGACTCATGAAAGCATCACAATTTCCAAGAGAATATAGAGCGTACGATCTCAGTGAGAATAAAATGCTTACACCGGAGCAACTAGCTGATAAAGGTGTCTCAATCGCCCCGGATGGACTCCCATATTTCAATAACGAACCGTTCAATCTTGTCGTTCTCTGGTACACAGGGCATCAAGATTCACACGGGAAAAAGCTATTTGAGGGAGATATTGTAAAAGTAGAGATGCAGAATGAATTTGGCTCTGTCACGGAAGAATATGGAGTCATGCGCTATGACCCTAACCATATGTGCTTTATCATCATGGTTCCTGATCAAGAACCAGGGAGAAGCTTCAATGGAGCAAATATAAAAAAGGTCGGAAACGAATTTGAAAACCCAGAGTTTCTCCCTCTGATAAATGCCTGAAAAACCTATGAAGAATAACGTTAAATGTGGTGTCGTAGAAGCACTACCATCATTACAGTTTAAGGTACTGACAGAGGATGGAGAGACAAAGCGTGCATACCTATCCGGTAAGATGCACAAAAACTTTATTCGTATTGTCGTTGGAGACACGGTAGGTGTGGAATTCCCCGATACGGGAGAAGTCGGAAGAATAGTGAAACGATATTGATTGTAGATTGCTAATGGCGAGGATTTGTAAAGCTACAAGAAATAAAGGGCAAGGATATTCTCATAGAGAGCATAGATCAAAGAAAGGTCGTGCTCAGGATTATAAATATAAAAGGTCTTTAAGAATACGGAAACTCCGGGAAGAAGAGAATGGTAGTGGACGCAAAGGTAAATGGATAGCCTAACAAACGAACAACAACAAGCATATGATTTGGTAAAGACACTGTATAAGGCAGAAGATGGTTCACCTATTCTTCTCTCTAAGTCGCAGTGTGATATTTTTAATGAGATAGCGAGGAGAAAGCACCCACGTGTTCATTGCATGCCGTTCACACGATACGGTAAATCATTGGTATCGGCTTTGGCTGTTCTTACAAGAGCCGCAACATACCCTGAGAAGTGGGCTATTGTATCCGGCGATAAAGAAAAGGCGAAGATTATCATGTCGTACATCAACATGCACATCTTCGATTCAGAGTACACCGCTTCAAAGTTTCGTATGGAGCATGGTGATAGTGCTGAAGCCATTAGGCGCAATAGGAACAAGAACCACGTGTCTTTTGACTTGGGTAATGGAAAGCTCGGGGAGATATTCATTTCATCCGCTAAAGGCGCCATTGGTCTTGGTGCAAAGAATATCGTGGAAGATGAGGCATCACTTATCCCAAACGACGAGCATTCCCTCGTTATGCGCATGCTTGGAGACGATCCGTATGACAACTTCCTTTTTAAGATTGGGAACCCATTCATCCGGAATCACTTTCTTGATAGTTATCTGGACCCTAAATACCATAAGATAGTCGTCGATTGCTACGAAGGGCTCTCAGAGGGACGTATTTCCCATAATGTGATAGAGGAGAATAAGGACTATAAGTATTTCAGTGTGTTGTATGAGTGTAAATTCCCGGCCGCTGAGGACGTAGACGATGAAGGTTGGAGCTATCTTCTTTCAGAAGAAGACATTAAAAAGGCGCAAGAGCGTTGGGAGCAAGCAGAACACTATGGCCAGAAGAGACTAGGAAACGACATCGCACGAGGTGGCCGAGACTACAACGTATGGGCGTTGCGTGGTGAGAATTACGCTACAATCCTCAAAAAGAACCATGAATCAGATCTCATGAACGTCGCCGGCCAGAACATTTCATACATGAAAGAACACGGAATCGACGAAGACAGGGTATTCCTCGATGATGTGGGAGTAGGAGGAGGAGTGACAGACCGCATGAAAGAGCACGGCTATACAGTCAATGCAGTGAAAGAAGGCGCAAAAGCCACTGAGATGAAGATTGGATATAATCCGAAGACGAAGACTGATGAGATGATGCCTGAGTATCTCAACGTGCGAGCACAGATATACGCCGGGGATAATGGGTTAGCAAACTGGATTAAGCGTGTAGGAGCACTTGACCCGGATGTGGATTGGTCAGAGCTCACACGTATTCGCTACAAGAAGAACCCTAGAGGGCTCACAATGATTGAAAGCAAGGATGATATGCGTAAACGAGGCGAGAAGTCACCGGACGTAGCAGACTCCCTTGCGCTTACGTTCTATGACAAATATGGCAACGGCCAGAAAGGAAAGAAGGTACGTTTCCCGGACCCACAGAGCGTCAATCAAGCAGCGAAAGACTATTGGGGATAACTACACTTGCGTCATTCTTAACTAGCATGTATAATTTTACTATAATAACCACATTGTATTCTTGAATGGATCTAACCAAAGACACTTCCTACGCACTCCCAATATCGACGAAGAAATATGCTGAAGGTGC